CACTAATGACGCCATGACGCATGGCTACCTGTAAGGTAGATATCCTACGATCCAGCCTGCACATCAGAGCATGAGCATCATCCATCGCTACTGCATCCGTGTGAGCATCCGCCACTACCTTTCTCAGGTAAAGATCGACAGTGATCTGTGGGAAGATACTTTTAGGAAACGAGTAGATTGTGTCCTCTGTCGTAATCCATCCCATACCATTCGGAGACTCCAGTACTTCGTGGTTCTCGTTAAGGAATGAAATCTGCCCATCTGCCTCTAGTGCCAATTCGTTCGGCATGTACGCGTTGGCATCTGGCTGGTAGGATGCGCTACCTAGTGGACCTGAGTACTTCACATGACCTAGTGTGACTGCCTTCATTGCTACTCCTTGTGGAGTGATTTGATACCCAAAATCGAACCTAAAAATGGGAATTATCAAACAGGGAGTACCCGGGGCCACCCCTCTGGCGGCGGCTACGTCCCCCGACCCCTAATCAGTGTTTTGCTCACTATACCAGCGATTTTTCAAAAAAAAACAGCCTGGGACTCAAGACCAGGCTGGGTATTATTATCTAGTACTGACTTAGTACTTACTTCTCTGTACTATCTATTTTTTTTGTTTGTACTCATTTAGTAGTCACTGTCTATCTAGATAATCTATATTATCTAGCATTGTCAATACATCAGAAATTCTTTTTATTAAAGAGTGTCTCTACCAGATNTGGATTCCGTGCTGGACGAAGCTGTTCGTTCCTATGTAATCGCTAAAAAGCGATGTATTATTCATCGCAATCCATTATCGGGAATAAGTGCCCAGTCATTAGTGAACGAGTATCCTGATTACTATGTGTATTGGGGCACCCCAAAAAAAATCAAGTTCGTAGGCAGGTGTGCGGGAGATGTTCTGGAGGACTATCTTAAAAAGCTGGGTCACCCAAGAGGTAGTGATCAGTGGTTCAGTTTAGCTCATATCGTTATCGAAAGAGGGGAGTATGAAAGCCAGCTTGCCAGACAGGCTTTTGGAGATTGGAGTGGAGAGCGTCCTGACGATGGACGGTTATGACGATTGTATCCTTGGGGTTCTACAGCGTTATGGTATAGACGAACCCGTTCTTGTTTACGACAAGGAAAAGGTCTTGGAAAAGATCATGCATACNAGTGAATCCACTTATGATGAAGCGGAAGAATATTTCGATTTCAATCAACTGGGGGCCTGGCTAGGAGAGGGCACCCCGGCCTTTCTAGTGAGGTTGCCGGAAGAATGAACGTGGAAGCCCTGGACACCCTACCTCTTTCCCAGCAGGAAGAGATTCTCAAGATCGTCAGGGAACTGGAGGAGTGTGAAAGCAGGGAATCGGCGCACGAAGACTTTCTGGAATTCGTAAAGCAGGTGTGGCCTGCGTTCATCGAAGGCAAGCACCATCGGGTNATGGCTGATGCTTTCAATAGAATAGCCGAAGGGGAATTGAAGAGGCTTATCATCAATATGCCCCCTCGTCATACCAAATCGGAGTTTGCGTCCCACTTCTTTCCTGCCTGGTACCTTGGAAAGTATCCCGACAGGAAGGTTATTCAGACCGCTCACACCGCAGAACTCGCAGTCGGGTTCGGTCGTAAGGTTCGTAACTTGGTAGGCTCCCAGGAATATGGAGAAATATTTGCGAATGTAGCCCTTAGTGCAGATTCAAAGGCGGCTGGTCGCTGGAATACAAACCAGCAGGGTGACTACTTCGCTATCGGGGTTGGTGGTGCGGTAACGGGTAAGGGTGCGGACATCCTGATTGTGGATGATCCCCATTCGGAGCAGGAAGCGGCGATGAATGATCCGTCCGTATATAATAAAACCTACGAATGGTACACCTCCGGCCCACGCCAGAGACTACAGCCTGGTGGAGCGATCTGCCTGGTGATGACCCGTTGGTCCAAAAAGGATCTGACGGGCAGAATTCTCAAGGCTTCTGTAGAAAGAGGTGGTTCGGACGAGTGGGAAGTTATCGAACTACCTGCTATCCTTCCTAGTGGAAAACCGATCTGGCCTGGATTCTGGCCTATTGAACAGCTTGAATCCCTGAAAGCGGAACTACCTGTTTCCAAATGGAGTGCCCAGTATCAGCAAGACCCGACTTCCGAAGAAGGCGCGATCATCAAGCGGGAATGGTGGAAAGAGTGGAAAGAGAAAAAACCGCCTACCTGCGACTTTGTGATCCAGTCATGGGATACCGCGTTTCTCGCCAAGGAAACCGCCGACTACAGTGCTTGCACGACCTGGGGCGTTTTTTATAATGANGACAAAGAGGCTAACATCATCCTGTTGGATGCGTTGCAGGAACGGTTGGAATTCCCCGACTTGAAGACACGGGCNTATGAGATGTACAAGGAATACAATCCCGATGCNTTTATCGTGGAAGCGAAGGCGGCGGGAAGCCCGTTGATTTTCGAGTTGCGTAGGATCGGCATCCCGGTTGCGGAGTATACTCCCAGCAGGGGAAGGGATAAGATTGCCAGAGTGAACGCAGTGTCCGATCTTTTTCACAGCGGTCATGTATGGGCACCTAANACCAGATGGGCGGAAGAAGTCATTGAGGAGTTCGCCGCATTTCCCACTGGGGATCACGACGATTTAGTTGACTCCTCGACCCAGGCATTGCTTAGATTTCGCCAGGGGGGATTCATAGATTTGAAAAGTGATGATCCCTGGGATGATTTTCTGCCTATGAGAAAAGCTGATTATTATTGACTCCGTGGTTGTTTATTTGCATTGTGACTTGTTGCGACAATGAAGAGGGATTTTAGATGGCGATAGATAAACCCCTGGGTGGTCTTTTCAGTCAGGATGACTTCGACATGGGACCGGAAGGACTCATGGTTGCTGAAGAGGAAGAGATTCCAGGGGACTCGCTGATTACCGAACTTGAAGACGGTGGTATTGAAATTGATTTCGATCCCATGGCCGATGTCGGTAGTATCGAAACGGAATTCGACAGCAACCTCGCAGAGGTAATCGACGATAGCGAACTACGCACTATAGGAATTGATTTGATTGCGAAGTTCGATTCCGATAAAAACAGCAGGTCCGATTGGGAGCAGTCCTACGAGCAAGGTCTGGATCAGCTAGGGTTGGAGATCGAAGATCGCACCACACCATGGGCGGGAGCCTGCGGCGTATTTCATCCCATGCTCTCCGAAGCGGTAGTCAGATTCCAGGCGCAGACGATTCAGGAAGTCATGCCAGCCAAGGGTCCGGTGAAAACCCAGATCTGGGGACTCGTCACGGACGAGCGTCAAAAGCAGGCGAAGCGTGTTCAGGACTATATGAACTACCAGCTTTTAGAGGTGATGACGGAATACAGGTCTGAGACGGAAAAACTGCTGTTCAGTCTTCCGCTCGCCGGATCGGCGTTCCGCAAGATCTACTTTGACCCTTCGCTGGGCAGACCAACTTCGATGTTCGTGCCTGCGGAAGATTTTGTTGTGTCGTACAATGAATCTGAGCTACAACAGGCGGAACGATATACCCATGTAATGAACCGGAGCACGAACCAGATAAGAAAGCTTCAGGTCAGCGGCTTCTACAAAGATGTTGAACTGACTCCATCGTATATAGAGGACAATCGGGTCACCGACAAGTATCAGGATATTGGTGGAGTCAAGCCGTCGTATGACAAGGAAGAGAGGCATCAACTTCTCGAAATGCACGTCGATTTCGACCTGCCGGGATTCGAGGATTCTGATGGAGTTGCGCTTCCATATGTCATTACTATCGACAAGGGTAGTTCGACAATTTTGTCAATCTACAGGAACTGGGCCGAAGACGATGAGCACAAGGCTAAGAAACAACACTTCGTTCACTACGGATACGTTCCTGGGATAGGCTTCTACAATCTGGGCTTGATCCATATGATCGGCGGGTTGGCAAAATCCGCTACGAGCCTGCTCCGCCAACTCGTGGATGCAGGAACTCTCTCCAATTTGCCAGGAGGACTGAAGACTCGTGGACTCAGAATCAAAGGCGATGATACGCCAATCATGCCGGGAGAATTCAGAGACGTTGATGTGCCGGGAGGGGTCATTCGTGACAACATCACCTTCCTTCCTTATAAGGAACCTTCTTCGGTCCTTTACCAGTTACTGGGTAATATCGTGGAGGAAGGCCGACGCTTTGCGTCAATGGCTGATCTCAAGGTAGCAGACATGAATCAAGAGGCTCCGGTAGGAACCACTCTTGCAATCATGGAACGGGCAATGAAGGTGCAGTCTGCCATTCAAGCTAGAATCCATGCCAGCCTGAAACAGGAATACAAGATTCTGGCNGNGATTATTCACGACTTTACGGACCCGGACTATCCATACGAAACGGATGCGGGAGAGGGAATTAAAACTGAAGANTTTGATGATCGTATTGATATTGTGCCTGTGTCGGACCCCAATGCGTCCACTATGGCACAACGGATCATGCAATATCAGGCCGCACTGCAACTAGCGGCGCAGGCACCGAACATGTACGACATGCCTCTTCTGCATAGGCAGATGATGGAATTGATCGGTATTCCAAATGCCGACAAGGTTGTTCCCGATACGGACGAGGTACCTCCGAAAGATCCGGTCAGTGAAAATCAGGATATGCTTACCATGTC